TCTGTCATATCTACCTATTGGTTAATCAGCCAAGGCGGGGGCTGTTGGTTAAATTTTACCACGCAATGTTTTTATGCTATCCTTTGCGCGACTCTTTTTTGAAGTTAAACTCTTCCATAAGGTCTGCCGTGAGGAACTCTGCTACCACTTGGCAGCGCCGTCCGAGATACTTATCGGGGCTATACCAAGGCTGTGAGAGCATCTGGTCGCGGCGATCCTCGAAGTATTCATAAAGAGCAACCCCATATTCGGGGTTATTCTTGAGATGGTCTTTAAACTCTTTGAGTGTTAGCTTAGGCACTTTCTAGTCCTTGGGTTGATACGTTACCGACACTTGCCGCTTCTGTTCCGTAGATTCCGAACTCAGTTCCGTTCTTCTTCTGGTCGAGTTGCATTTGTAGCTGCTTCTTATATTGATCCAGCAAGAATACGAATTGCGGATTCGAGTAGAGGACGGACTGAACCTGACCATCTGCTTGAATCTGCTGCTGCTCTGCCTCGTAGTTAGACACAACCTCCATGCGCAGTTCAGGGGCATTAGGCGCTGGGCTACGGGCAATGCCAGAGGACATCTGAGAAATATCACTCAGCGTCTCGTTTGTCACCTTAGCCGAACCTTGCTCTGCTGGCATCAGCATTGTCTCTGCCGCCATTGGGTCGATTGCAGCAAGCCCGAAGTCAACGAGTGCTTCTGTGTTCACACGTCCAGCGGTGTCTAGGCTAGAGACGCGAATCAACCCCTCGATCATCTTCTCAACCTTATCTGGTTCGTCGTAGATCGTGTTGAAACTAATGGTCACATCCATCTCTGTCTCACCAGATTTCTTGACGAACTGGACTGGCTCTGGGCGACCTGTAACACGGAAGAACAACTCTTCTGGGCCTTTGAGCTTGTACATCTCATAGATCATCTTGAGTACATCCTGAGCAAAGCTTAGATGGCGGTTGACCGACGCACGTTGCATCTCAATTGATGTTGGGTCTTCTGGCGAGTGGCCTACCAGTCGGTCTGCCTCTGCTACGATTTCCTTCTCAAGATTGAAGACAGCACCGAAGTTGGTGTTACGGCTTAGATAGGATGGGCTTTGTCCTGCGCGTGTGGCATAGACTCCGCCTGGGCCAGGGCGACCATGATCCCACGTAGGAGGGGCAAGCAGTGAAGGACTGACCTCGTATGCCGAGTTGTCCATGTTTGCGTCACGAAGTACCTTCTGGTTCTTCTGACTTGCTTTAAGTAGCTCTGGAATGGTTGGTGCGCTGTATAGTGTGCGAGCGTCATAGCTGCGAGACTGCACGACAAACGGGAACTGACGCAATCCGCTGAGTAGGACGCGCTTGGCGTATGGTGGCACTTCACCATCACTGTCACCGAACTCTGGACTCCATACAGTCAGGTAGATGCCCTCTGCCAAGTCGTCGCGGTCAATGAGCTTTTCAAAGGTGAACACAACGTCAATGAGATCACGCTCCTCGTCGATACGTGAAGGCTGGCGTGGGTTGTTGGTGGAGCGGCTAGTGCGGAAGGCATTGAGTGTGCCTCGCTCATTTTCCACTGCCCAGTCTGCCCACTCTTGATCCCATCCCTCTGCGCTTACACGGCTTAGAATCTCCTGTGCCGTCATCGGCTTACGAACGTGACAGCGCGGTGCATCACAGAAGTTGGTCGTGTATGATGGAGCGAAGAACTCCTCATCTGGTGCTAGGACTTGGAGGATCGGGCTTCCAGCATCCTCGACGGTTACGGGGATGGTAGCAACGCCCTTTTCTCGTAGCTCCTTGAGCGCACGTCTGACGCGCTTCTCGTTGAGATCCCACCCGTCGATGGAGTTGAGAGCCTCTAGTGCTTCCTCCACGCGGTCTTCGTCTGCTAGTATTTCAATAAAATCTGGGGCTACATCGCCAAATGACGCTTGAATCTCTTCTAGGTCAAAAATCTCCTCGTATGAACGCTTGGTGGGAGACTTGTAATCGCAGTAGGCTACACGCAACGACTTCTCCTGCGCGTAGTTGTCTGCCTTCTCCATCTGCTGCCAGAACTCTGGAATGCCAGCGTCCCGAAACCATTTGAGCAATACCGTCACCTCTGTCGCTCGCTGAATGTCTTGCGCCGTTCGCGGATATGCCTTGATCGTAGACTTACGGAGCGCATTCTCATTGATCGCTACTTGGGAAGCAATGTGGTATTCCGCTAGGTGAACCTCCGTGTCCGATGAATCCTTGAACGGAAATGCCGTCTCCGAGGACTTCTTGAGGTCTGATGTCTTACCCTCCCAGTCACATCGTCGGATGTCAGACGAATCAGAGCATCGCTTAATAAAGTCAGAGAGATTATCAACGTCCTCGTCGAAAGTCTCCTTGAATTGGGTATAGTCAAAGTCTTCGTCGTAGTAAATCTCCGACTCGTCGCGGTCTTGATTTCGATTTATAGGCATTGTTCTCAGTCTATCACTTATTGTTTTTATGACGTGCGCCAACCTCACTGTAGATCACGTCGATCCTTCGATCACTCAGACCTAAGCTGTCGTGCAAGTCCTCGTCTGTAAGAGCTGCGCCCAGTTCTCCATGGAGCATGGAGGAGTAGTCAATGTCTCCCCACAACTCGGAGTGGTAGCGCACGAACCCATTATCGTGCGGGGTATCTGTAGTATGCTTGCCCATCTTTAAATGCTCGGTTGACTTTGAGGCGTTTGCCTTTTTGGTTGATGATGTCCTTGTGGCGCTGCGGGACTCCGACACGCACCTTGCGCTTGGTGTCTGGGTCTTCTGCGAAAATGAAGCGAGGGTTGCCCGTTTGCTGGTGAAGCACACGAACCTTGATGACCTCTGGTGCAGCCTCCTCAATTACGTCAATCTCTCCCTTGATTTGGGCCATGATCTTCAATACCCCAGATGGCAGGATTTCCTTGCCGTCTAGGTCTTCTTCTGAGCAAACTGCCGCTCGGAGCTTGCCGATGCGCATTGCTGTATATGGTTTGCCTAGCTGTTCCGCTAGTGATTTGCAAGTTTCGTTACTCATAGTTTAATGTCCTACACAGGTTGAAAAGTGTTTATATCCTCCGCAAAGGAGGAATAGCCCGAAACCAAGCACATGAATTAACGCACCGATTATAGAGGATAGTAGCTTATCTCCCGCTGTTGGTTCTTCAAATTCAACCCCAACAGCTTTCCCTAGCCAACGGCAAGGAAACCAAAGATAGAGTGCGACAACGATCATTCTCATTAGTATTATTTCCATAATTAATATCCTCCCGATTTGACCAAGACCCCTAGCTTGCCCCCTGCGTAGTGTTCTGGCCCATCGCCACCATTCGCTGTTCGCAAATAGCGTAGAGTGTCAATAAAGTCCTTCAGTGCCTCATCACGCTTGCCCTGTGCGGCATAGTTGATGATAGCATAGATTAGATTGCCGCAGTCCTCATGGATGAATATACGAGGGCTATTAGCTGCATCTAACTCAGCATTGACGTTATAGTAGAACCAATCATCTAGTGCTGTGAGTCCTTGCTCCTCCTTGATGCCTAGCGATGGTACGTAGTGAAAGTCGTGTTCAGAGAACTGAGCAAATAGGTCTGCATTGTCAGCATTCTCACTGGCAAAGAAGCGAGAGTCACCAACTCGTTCAAAGACGCTGATGTTAAGTTCCTCCTCAATCTCAGTGAATAGCTTGCAGTAGCCCTCGACGTTGTACCCTAGCTTCTTAGATGCAGGGCCAAACTTCCAATTAGGATCACCGAACTCTGCCCAAGGGCCATAAGTCTTTCGGTCGGGCCATTCTCTGCGAATGTAAACCTTAGTATCTGAGCCAACCCCAGTGACTCCAGCCCATAGACTAGTGTAGTTACGAGCACCAGCAGGGTCAACCACTTGGTAGCAAGTGAACTTAGCTTTGTCTGATAAACACGGAAAGTCTTTATCTTCAAGGACATGGACACTCTGACTGAACAATGGGAACAGAGATGTCATTGACTTCACTGGAATCCCATAGGCGCGAGTGCGAATCTCATCCTTTGGACTGTGCCTAAGCTCCTTGGCGATACGATCATAGCCACCGAAGGGATTGAACTCTGAGTGGAAATATACAATGCCAGCGTCCTTCTCTGGACTGTACTGAGTTACTGGAACTTCCTCTCCGTCTAGTAGTGGTGCTTCTCTCGTCTTGCGAGTCTCCACTCCCTTAAGGAACTCAGCTACGAATGGCGTATATCCATCAATAGGCGTGAAGGTTAAGACCATCTTAGCATCGCGTGTAGCAAGACGGAAGCGCATGGTTCGGATCAAGTCACCATCCTCTAAGTATTCATCGGGCCACAGACCAATGTTGTGCCATGTGGGAGTCTTAGAACCAAGCTCAAGACCCTCAAACTTGCTTCGATTGGCAATGAACTGGCTGTAGGTATGGAACAGCACTTGAGAACCATTAGGCAGAATGAAGGACTGACCAGTGAAGCCGTTCTTGACAGTGTAGTTCAGATACTCAAGCACACCCTTGGTCTTCACCTTATACTCTGGTGGCAAGTAGCGATATACAGCCGATTGCTGCGTTCTGATAGAGGCATCAGCGTCCTGCGCGAAGCATACGATGATTGAGTTCGGATTCTCTAGTGCTGCCTTCACGACGCTCCTAGCCCCATATTCAGTTTTTGAACTACGATTGCCACCAAAAATCATCAGTGTATCGTAGTGCTCAAGCATTGCGTCAGCATATACCCAACCTTCAAGAGACACACCGAAGTTGAGAGGATCAGCGTCAGCATTAGCCACAGCATCCTCATGCAGTCTGTGCATCTCTACAAGTGCCTTGAGTCCTTCTGGCTTAGAAGAACCATCCTCATTGAAGCAGAGCTTCTTGATGTCCTCTGCTGAAGGAGGCTTTAGAATTGGGTGCTGAGTGAACTTCATTAGTCTACAATCTCTGCCTCTTGGATGTCACTTAGCATCTTACGAGCATACTCCTCGGCTTCGTCTAGCGTAGTCTTGTGCTCAACTACAATCTTCTGCGTGTTGGTTCCCGTCAACTTTCCATGAATGTCGTTAAACCCCTGCAAAGCCTTCGCTTGCTTGAACAGCTCGTTACCGTCGATGGCAACTTCCCCACTGTGAACTGCATCTGAATATCTAGCCTGAGATTCCCGAAAGGTGTCAATGCCTTGGAACTGAATAGCCGCAATCTCGGATGCCCACGCATTTCGGATTAGCTGAGATTCTGGATCAGCAAACAGCTCCGTCTGGATGTCGTAATATACGTTCTTCGTGCATTCACCAGACTTGATAAAACTATATGCCGAGGTTGGCTTCTGGAGGATGTGCTGTGCGACCTTACACCAGTGTTCAGGCTCACGGTGACACCATGCGCGATTATGGTTGGCATTCTCCTGAGCGACCTTCAGGGCTTTGGCGACATAGTTCTGAGTTTCTAGGGCCAATTCCTTACTCATCGTCATCCTCCTCTTCCCATACCCACTCCTCGATGCCCGTCTCCGTGTGCATGTCCTCTAGGCTGTCAGCAAAGAGCATTCTACCTATGTGCGGGTTAGTGTATTCGTAATGCAGATTCCCCTCGTCATCCAGAACGGCAAACGCGAAGCAATGGAAGTGCTCTCCAATTACGCCACGAACCTTCTCGACGAATTCTTCTTGGTCTTCTGCTATCATTTCTTCCCTCCGTATACGATTCGTGTGCGCATTCCGACTGGAAGCTGGTCTTTGGGTACTTCCCGCCCAGTGTAGTCTGGACGCTGCCCGTCCTTCAATTTGACAGCATCATCAAAGTTCTCACGATACTTGTCGTCATCGTGACCAATTGTCCCCTCGCCATTGTTATACCGCATATTTCTATCATAAACCATCTGTCAATGGGCGGGAGAGCCGCTTAGGTATCACGATTCGCCCAAAGCTTGACACATAAGATATACTCTAGGCAGTTCTTTTTAATCTTGCGGGGCAGAGCCGACCCCCGCACCCATTTTAGTCCTATATCCTATCTTGCAACTGCGTAGCGGAAGCAATGACGGTTATCCACCTGAGCACAGGGGAACGGTGAGTTGATCGCACCGTGGGCATTGCTTTAGGGGTCGGCACATAGCCAGAATGTGCGACTATAGTACAATGTCACAAGTTATGCGTAGAATATGTGACAAAAAGCTTGCAACTGCCAAAAGGTTGGGGCAGCATATACACCATGAGAAAAACCACCTGCATTATAACCGAAGACTCCGACTACGACCACTGGAAGAGCGCAGGTATCCTCAAATTCAGCAATAAGCAATGGCTGTCCAACCCTGCTGCGCTAGAAGGCTGTGAGTTCGGAGACGTAATCATCAAGTGCACACCAGACGAGGAGCTTAGGAAATGGCTTCATATGCACCTTGGCATCAGGATTGAACGCATTATTTACACGTAACCTACTCAAACCAGAACGACTTACTATCGGAGAAAACTCTAAAAATTCTTTGATAGTGAGTTAGAGTGCGAGAAACTGACAGTAACCCGCGCAAATTAGAACTATGATTAACCTACTACACGGAGACTGCCTAGAGCAGATGAAAACCCTCGAAGATAACAGCGTGGATGCTATCGTAAGCGACCCGCCCTACGGATTAAACGATGGAACTGAGGGACTCTCTGATGTATTCCTCCCCTCGTTGTTTAATATCTTCTTCCCAGAGTTCAATGAGCGTATAGCCAAGTCTCTTGATCTCCAAGAGCTTTCTATCCCATCGGATAGAGTTATGCTTCTGAATCGCATGAACAGGGCCTTCTGGGTAGAACCTTCTGTCGCTATGCCAGAAAGTTCCGTTGACCTCTATGACGACTTTGTTGATTGGAACAAAGAAATCAAAGACACAAACGAACCTTCCATCAGCACCACGGACGGGGCTCTGGGCAGCATACTCGATGCCCATAGAATCAAGAATGGGAACAACTTTTTCCTCAAGCTTAGACGTTGTGTTAATTCTTCCCTCGGAGATAGCGCGACATGCGGATTCACGGAGTTTGGCTTTGGAAGAGTCGGTATGGCCGTAGTTATCCCGCTCGATTCGTGTTTTGCGGGTTTTCTTCGCTCCCTTAGCCCATCCAGCGCGTCCAGCCTCGGTGATATTGTAAGGCTTCTTAACGACCCTCTTGCTCTTTCCGAGAGTCCTTCCCTCGTAATGACAAGCGGCAGAGCAGAATTGCGAACCATACTTACCACTGACTGCGCTAACGGCTCTAGTGAACTTAGACTCGCAACAGGCACAGGTGAGTTCGACGCTGTTTTTGAGCTTGTTTGCCCTAAGGGCGTAGGAACAATCCTTGGAACAGGTGGTCTGTCTTCCATGTTTAAGCCTTGTGGTGTTAGCCTTGTAGATGGTGGAGCAGATGGGGCATTCTCTATTAATATCCATAAGTTTATGATGAAGTATATAAACAAGAAGTCAAGCGGCTTTATGGGAAAAAAGTGGGATTGCGACGTTCCCAAGACGGAGGTGTGGAAGGAGGCCATGCGAGTGCTGAAGCCTGGAGGTCATGCGCTGATTGCTTGCGGAACACGGACGCAACACCGAATGGTCGTAAACATCGAGGATGCTGGCTTTGAGATTCGAGACGTGGTGTCATGGATTTACGGATCAGGATTCCCGAAATCGCTCAACGTAAGTAAGCAAATCGACAAGGCGGCAGGTGCAGAGCGTGAGGTTGTAGGTAAAAGAAACCCGTTCATAGACGGAGGAAAACGCAGAACATCATCTAAATCAAGCGGTGTTGATTTTGTGACGGAGGAACACTTAACAGATGGGTTAGTGGATGTGACCGCCCCCGCAACCGAAGCCGCGAAGCAATGGGACGGCTGGGGATCAGCTCTAAAACCCGCAGTTGAGTTCTTCACCCTATGCCGCAAGCCACTATCAGAGTCCACCATTGCCAAGAACGTGCTCAAGTGGGGAACGGGTGGGATCAACATTGATGGGTGTCGGGTGGCTCCAACGGATGATGTGTCTGGATGGTCTAAGACTGGAAGCAAGGAGGGCGAGAACACATCCATGAGTGGGAAAAATTACGCAAGGGATGCAAAGCCAGACAACCCTCAAGGCCGCTTCCCAGCTAACCTAATTCACTCAGGCGAGCAGGAGGTGCTTGAGCTGTTTCCAGAGACTAAGCCGAGTAAGAGTGGTGGAGTTACGTCAAGAACTGGCAACGGTGCAGAATATGGAATGGGGACAGCACCACGGACGGGTCACAACGACCGGGGCTCCGCAGCCCGCTTCTTTAAAAGTTGCAATTTCGATGGTTTAGAGTTGACTTTTGAGCGTGCGAAGGCATTGTTA